ACCGTTGTGCCGGCCAATGGCTTTGGCACGATGGACGATGAGCTTGGCGCTTTAGAGAAGAAAGTCGGCACAAAAGAGTATTGGGCCGATCCAAAGATGCAAGCGCGTTACAACGAACTTCTTGCGGCGAGAATCGCCAGAGAAAATCGCGGACGCGCTGCGTAACCGCCCGCGAGGGCATATCCAACAACGCTATCGAGATGCCCCATAGGGCGATAGGCGGCTCCTCGGCTTAAGGCCGGGGGCAACCCGCCGACGCGCGCCTATGGACAACCAGATCGGAGCGTCTTTCCCAAACAGAAAGGTGCTTCACAATGGCTAGCACAGCTTTTCAGGTACAGTATCGTCAGGAGTTTATCGCTGGTTTCGAACAGGGCCAGTCGCTCCTCCGCGCTTCCGCCACCACGGAAGCCGTCATCAAGGGTAATCAGGCGGTCTTTCTGGTCGCTGACTCCGGCAATGCTTCGGCGGTGACGCGCGGTGTCAACGGCCTGATTCCGGGTCGCGCTGACAACCTGACCCAGTACACGGCCACCTTGCAGGAATGGCACGACAAGCCCCGCAAAACCGGATTTAACATCTTCGGTTCGCAGGGTGACGGTCGCCGCATCATGCAGGAGACGACGGTTAAGGTGATGAACCGCAAGATTGACCAAGACATTCTTGGCGAACTTGCGAACGCCACCAACAACACCGGCTCGTCCACGACCGCCTCGCTGGCTCTCGTGATGAAGGCGCAGGCCATCCTCGGCAAGAACGAAGTCCCGGTCGAAGAGGAAGACAATATGTTCTTCGTCGCCTCGCCGGCCTTCCGCGCCTACCTGATGCAGACCAAGGAATTTGGTTCGCGCGATTGGGTGGACATGAATCTGCCGTTCATCGCCGGCGCTCCCGGCATGAAGCGCATTGAGCGTTGGGCTGGCTTCAACTGGATTTGGCATCCCCGCCTGTCTGGTGCGGCTACCGCGACGGAGAAGTGCTACGCCTTCCATAAGTCGGCTATCGGCCATGCGGTCAATACCGGCGAAATGGATGTCAAAGCCGGCTACAACGAGGAAGACGATTACTACTTCGCCCGCAGCACGATCTTCATGGGATCGAAGCTGCTCCAGACGAAGGGTGTCGTCGAGGTTCGTCACGACGGCTCTGCGTACTAATCAATAGGCTTCGGCTAACGCCGGAGCCTTTTTTGTTTTCCGATCACGAAAGGAAAGCCAAATGGCTTACGCTACGACTAACCCGCCCGTCCGCGTTACGGTCGGCGCTCTTGATGGCAATGCTCCTGCGGTGTGGGTTTATAAATCCGCCGATGCAGTCGCGACCGTTAAGGGCAGCAAGTATTTCACCAACGGTTCGAGCCTCGGCATGATCGTTGGCGATTTCGTCCTTGTCTCTGACACGGCGACCCCGCTTGGCACGCTGACGGTTGTTTCGGCCGTCGCGTCTGACGGCGCGACCGTTGTGTAATTGAGCTTTGATGGGGGGCCATAGTGGCCCCCTGTCTTTTTTGGAGTAGCACATGCAGGAAGCAGGCGTTCCGATGATCCGTGAATCACGGATCAATTTCATTGAGTTTGCCCGTCAGACACATCATGTCGTGCCTGAGGACGGGACGGCGTTCGAGGATGTCCTTAAAGACTCCTTCTGGTCGCTTGTCGGTTACAAGTTCAAACCCGGCGACATCGTAGAAGTTCATGCCGAAGACGGCAGCTATTTCGCTGAGCTTTATGTTCGCGCTGCCGGCCGGAATTGGGCGAAAGTCGCCCTCCTTCGCAAGATTGATCTTGAGCCTGTTGCGGTCGCTCTTGGTTCGCCTGAGTTTGAGGCGACGTGGAAAGGCCCGCACCGTAAATTCTCTGTCGTCCGTCTGGCTGACAACCAGATCATCAAAGACGGCTATGAGACGCGCGAGCAGGCAATCGAATACATCAAATCTCACGTCAAAGCTCTGGCGGCCTAATCATGACAGCATCAACGACGCAACTACAGCTTTACAATAAGGCTCTACGCCATCTTGGCGAGCGTAAGCTTGCGTCGTTGAGCGAAGCGCGCGAAAGCCGGCGTTATTTGGATGACGAATACGCCGACACGCTTCTTTTGTGCTTGCGCGCCGGCAACTGGAATTGGGCGACGCGCGTGACAGAGATCACGGCCGACGCATACGTCGTGCCGGCGTTTGGGTATGAGGCGGCGTTCCCGAAGCCCGCCGACTGGATCAGGACGACCCTGATTTCCACGTCGGAAACGATGGACCCGCCGCTACGTAATTATCAGGATCAGGAAGGCTACTGGCTGGCTAACGCTGACACGCTCTATGTCCGCTACGTGTCCAGCACGCTTGGCAATACGCTGGCAAGTTGGCCGGTAGATTACGCCGAATACGTCGGCGTTGCGCTGGCGCGGGCGATTGTCGCCAGAATTACGCAGAACGACGCGCTTTCTGACCGGATAGAAGCTCGCGAAAAGCTCTATTGGAAAAAGGCGCAGGCAAACGATGCGATGGATCAACCGCCGCAGCCGTGGCCGCTTGGCACATGGACGACCAGCCGCATCCGCCGTGGCAATATCGGCAATAATTCAATCAAGAATTGGTGATAGATGCCCCGCTATAACGCGCCATTTTACAGCCTGAATAGAGGCGAGGTTTCACGCCTTGCTCTTATGCGCGTTGACCAAGAGCGGCTTGCGATGTCAGCCGACACGATGGTCAACTGGCTTCCGCTGACGGCTGGCCCGATGACGCTGCGTCCCGGCACGGAATATCTAGGCTCCACCTACAGCGATAAAAAATGCCGCATCCTTGAGTTCGTTTATGCAACGGACGATGCGGCGCTTCTGGAGCTTACCGACCAGAATTTGCGCGTTTGGGTTGACGGAGAGCTTATCGCTCGCGAAAGCGTAACTAGCACAATCCAAGCATTTTCCTCTTGGACGCTATCTGCCTCTACTGGCGCGTCCGTTACCGTAGACGGTTCGGGAAATCTGGTCTTTAAGGACGTAAAGCAGGGCGGCCTGTCTTACGCCTACGGCACGATTAACTGCACAAGCAATATTGATAAGTCTCACGGCCTGCGTATCCCTGTCACGCTAGGCGGAAACTTGTCGCTTAAAATAGGCACCACGCAGGGTGATGATGACGTGTTTCCAGAGACGATGCTGGAGACAGGTACGCATTCAATCAACTTCGCGCCGACGACTAATACCGTCTATATTCAGCTAGAAAGTAAAGACGAGCGTTCTTACAAAATCGCTCCTATTACGGTTGAATCTGGCGGCGCTATGATTATCCCGACGCCGTGGCTAGAAGCTGACCTACCTTATGTCAGATACGATCAGTCGGCAGACGTGGTGTTTTTGGCCTGCGCTAATTATCAGCAATATATGATCCAGCGCCGGGCGTTTAATTCATGGTCTGTCGTCAAGTATGAAGTCGCTGACGGGCCTTTCCCCGGCAAATCGGGCGATGATACATTCCGATTTACGCCTAATGCCTTGCGTGGCGACGCGACGATTACGACCAATAAGCAGTTCTTTCAGGAATCAATGGTGGGGGCGCTTATTCGCCTTTACCATTTGCAGCAGGACACGACTGAAGACCTAAACGTCGCTGAAACGTCTACTGCGCCAATATTTGTGACCGGCACGGCCGAGACGACATATTGGGATCCAAATGGAGGCACGGGAACGCCCCCGCCCGGTTCGTTCACTACGATCTCCTCGACGGAGCGTCAGTTCACGATTTCAATTACGGGAACGTGGTCAGGGACGATTGCTCTGCAAAGGACGTTTGACCCGGAAGGTATTTCGGATTGGGTTCAAATAGAGACATATACGTCAAATCAGTCCAAAACATATAACGATCATATGTCTAACGTGCAGGCGTATTATCGACTGTTCGTTAAGTCTTATACGTCGGGGACGGCGACCTGTAATCTTTCAATTGCCGGCGGAGGCGGGGCTGGCATTGCCCGCATTATATCTGTCAGCACGGCATCGGTGCCGCATACGGCTACCGTCCAAATCCTTAAGCCATTCTACGGCTGCGTAACGTCCGGCGGCACGACACGCGGTTCTGGCTCAACGACGCAATGGCGTCTATCTCAGTGGGACAGCAATCAGGGCTGGCCTTCGTCTGTCACGATCCACGAAGGCCGCCTCTGGTGGGCCGGTGGCGCTCGCATCTGGGGTTCTGTGTCGGACAATTACTATTCGTTCGATCTGGATATGGAAGGTGAGGCTGCGCCGATAAACCGTTCTATCGGCAAGGGGCCAATCCAAAATACAAACTTTATGATGTCATTAGGTCGCCTTGTCATTGGAACGGACGCTGGCATTATATCCGCTCGTTCAAGCTCATTTGATGAGCCTTTAACTCCGGCCAAGTTTAACCTGAAATATTCTAATACGCAGGGAACGGCTGATCTTCGTCCTCTAACGCTTGACCAGAAGGGCATATTTGTCCAGCGATCAGGTCGCCGCGTCTACATGATTGTCTTTACGACCCAATCGTTTGATTATCAGACGATTGATCTTACGCGCTTAAATCTTGACATCGGCATCCCCGGCTTCAATAGCCTCGGCATACAGCGCCAGTTAGACACCCGCCTGTGGTTGATTAGGCAGGACGGGACTGCGGCGGTGTTCCTGTTTGACGAGCAGGACAAGGTAGAAGCGTGGTTTCGCGTTGAGGCGGCTGACAGCGGCTTTATCGAAAACGTCGCTGTTCTGCCGGGGACGCTGGAAGATCAGGTTTATGTGGTCGTCCGCCGCACCGTTAATGGCTCAACAAAGCGTTATCTGGAGCGCTTCGCGCGCGTCGATCAGTGTCAGGGCATTTCCATTAACCGCCTGCTTGACTGCCATGCGGTCTATGAAGGCACGGCGACAACGACGCTGACAGGGCTATCCTTCCTAGAAGGCAAGACGGTAAGCGTATGGGGCGCTACGGCGACGGACGTGTCCAACAGCACGGGTCGCGACCTTGGCACCTATACCGTCTCCAGCGGCTCAATCACCGTGTCAACGTCTGTCACGAAAGCCGTCGTCGGCCTGCCTTATACGGCGCAGTTCGTCTCGTCCAAGCTGGCCTATGCCGCCCGCGAAGGAACGCCAATCAATCAGATGAAGCGCGTCAATAAGATTGGCTTCGTCCTTGACCGCACCCACTATCAGGGCGTCCGCTACGGTCAGTATGAAATGCAGACCAGCACATACACGGCTGACGATCTTCCGCTGATTGAGGACGGCGCTGAAACTGCTGCCAACAAGATTTGGCAATACTACGATCAGCAACAGTTTGAGCTTAACGGCGCGTGGGATTCCGACTCGCGCGTTTACGTCGAAGCCGCATCGCCACGTCCGGCGACCGTGTTGGGCTTCACGATTGAAATGGAAACCAGCGGCTAAGCTGACGCGGAGATTACATAAATGGCAGCAGCGGCAATGGCCGGAGCCAGTCTCGTAGGGGCTGGCATAAGTGCTTACGGTCAATATCAAGGCGCGATGTCTCAGGCGTCCGGCTATGCAAATAGCGCAGCTAATGCGCTTTCTAGCATTCCGCAGTCGATACTTGGAGCGGCAAGCGCGGAGGCTGCGGCTAAAGATGCCGAATATGCGGCTGCTGACGCTAAGCGTGCAGCCGACTACACAGTTTCAATCGGTGAGAACCAATACAAAAAATCTCTTGTTGACGCAGACCTTGCCAGAGCTTCGGGCCAGATAAACGCATTCAATGCCGCACGCGAAAAAAAGCTGGCGCTGTCAGCGATACAGGCGCGTGGGGCGGCAGCAGGCGGTGGCGCGGCGCTAGACCTTGCTGGACAGGTTGGAGCGCAGGGCGAATTTAATAAGCTGATGGCCCTGTATGAATCTGAGAACACAGCCCGCAGCATTTACGATCAAGGCGTAGCATCTAAGTGGAATGCGCAGAATACCGCTTATGGAATTATGCAAAACAGGCGGTCAATTATTTCTCAGGGCGCATCGTATGCAAATCAGGCGATGTCCTACAGAAACGCGGCTACCTCGTCCTACATGACCGCGCAGAATTACAATAATGCTGCATCGGCAGTAAAAAGCCAAGCTCCTTTAATGGCGGCAGGCACATTGATCGGCGGCGCTGGATCGGCGCTGACCGGATACAAAAATATGGCCGGATCGCTCCCTAGCTGGATGTCATAAGAATGGTGGCTCTACCTGACGTTACCTCGCTCGGAAATCTTTCTAGCGGACAAGGAAATCGCGCAAGCGCTGGCTATAATACGCCGACATTTGCCCGACCAATCGACCCGGTTGATCCTGTTCGCTTTGGCAAGATTGAAATGCCCAACCCGGAAATGGGAGCGGGCTATCGGGCATTAGGCGAAGGAGTGCAGCGTATATCTCAGGTCGCCATGAATATTATGGCCGATGAGAAGCAAAAGCAGGATAATCTGCAAAACGCTCAGAATGTAGCTAATTATACAAGCGCTAGAATTGCGTTAGATCAAGAAGTCAACGATAGCGTAGATATTAACAAGCTACAAAGCGACTACCCGCAGAAATATGCGCAAATGCGCAATCAAATTGCGGATGCTATTCAAGACCCATATCAGAAAGATATGTTTCTTGCGCATACGCAGGACGACTACGCTCGTGGATTAGCCAATCTCAAAAGTCGCACGACAAATATTCAGCGTGATACGCAACTTGGCTCTTTGATTACCACCTCAGACAATCTTCACAAGGATTTTGTGAAGACGGCTAATGAGGATGACAGACAGGTTGTCTTTAGGCGCATGGACGGCATGATTACCTCTGCCGAGGACGCCGGATACATTACCCATGAGCAAGGGGCAAAATTCCGCAACGCTTGGGCGTCAAATGCCGTAGAGGGCTGGTATAAAAATCAGCCAGCGGATGTCGTTGTCAGGGAGTTAGGCGGCCTTAAAGGTGCGCTTATGCACCGTGAGTCAGGCGGAAACCCTTCGCTGGTTAATCAATTTGGTTTTGCCGGCCTGTATCAATTTGGCGCTCCAAGATTAAAAGACCTTGGACTATATATTGCCGGCCCCGGTGAAAGACTTGAAACCCGCGACGACCTTAGAAACTGGAATCGGTCTGACAAGAACGCCCCCGGAAAATGGTCTGGTCAGTTTAATATTCCCGGCTTCCCAGAAGTTAAGACACTCAAGGACTTTCTTGGAAACACAGCCGCGCAAAATGCCGTCTTCGACATTCATATCAAAAAGATGGATGACGAGATCAAATCCAATGGTCTTGAGCGCTTTATCGGAACCAACGTCGGCGGAATACCTATCAGCAAAGAGGGTATTTACGCTATGGCCCACCTTGGCGGCATGGGGGGCGCAAAAGCAGCGCTAGAGGGAAATGACGTTAGGCATGACGCCAACGGCACCAGCGTTCTGTCTTATGCGCGTTTAGGCGGTTCGCAGGGCCGTTTTACTGACATTCTCTCCCCAGAACGCAAGCTTGAGCTTTATAACGCAAAATCAAACGAGCTTATCGCCGGCACTCAGCAGCAACAGTTGGCGATGCGCGTGGCGGAAAATCAAAAGCGAGAAATAGCTTCTGACGCCACTAACGATTACATGCAGAGGGTTATCAGCAAAAACACGAATAATATCCTTGTCGATCTGAATGCTGACGCGCGACTTGACGCCACTCAAAAATATCACATTCAGCAAATCATCGAACGCGAGTCCAACGACCCTACGCAGGTCGAGTCCAGAACTTACGGTGCCGGATATTTTGACGCCATGAAAATGGTGTCAGCCGGACAGCTTACGACGTTTGATGATGTTCTTAAGCTTGGCGTTGATGGAAAGCTTACCTCGCAGGGCGTCGAGAGAATTAACTCTTACGTTCGCGGAATGATGAAAGACGCTAATACGGCTGGCGTCTTGGCGACCAAACAGTCTTTTATGCGGGAAGCAAAGGCGCAGTTGTCTTTTGAAGACCCGTCTATGCCATTCTTAAAAGACCCGGTTGGCGAAAGCCTATTCAACACGGTCTTCGTTCCCACCTTTGAGCGTCAGTTTGACGAGTGGGTGCAGGCTGGCAAAAACCCATACGAGTTTCTCCAGAAGGAGAAAATTATGGGCATGGTCAAGGGGCTTCGTGACAGCGACGAAATCAGGAAGGCCAAACTCTCCGCCAGCAATACGCTAATGAACGAAAATTCGACCGCGCCAGCCAACGTCAATCCATCTACTGACACAATGCTTCCGCCGCCGCCTCAAGTAGACGGTGAGAATTGGAAGAAAATTATGATGCTTCGGCCGAACAGGTCGGATGGAAAGCCAGAAGGCGTATTTGCGTGGTCAAGCGGTATTAAAAAACTCATTGAGTATAGAGGCCAGCCAGCCGTTCGCGTCGCATTTAATAAGCGCTTTCCCGGCATGAACGCTGATGAAATCCTGCTCCAGCTTGGAGTTCAATAATAATGGTAGATAGCCTGACGCTTTCCCAAGAAGATGCTGACAAGCTTTTCTCAGATGAATCTCTTTCGGCAGAGGTCCAGACGACGGGAGATATGACGCAGGAGCAAGCTGACCAGCTTTTTGCTGATCTGGAGCCTCCGCAGTCATCAGCCGCCGGCGCGTTTGTGCGCGGCGCAGAGCGTGGCGTTATTCCTATGGTCGCGTCGTTGCCGGCTATTGGCGCAGGTGCGGCAGGCGGCGAGATAGCAGGTGGATACATTGGCGGTGCGATAGGCACTTTAGTCGCTCCGGGGCCGGGAACGGCGGCCGGCGCGGCTATTGGCTCGACGATTGGCGGACTTGTTGGCGGTATTGGCGGCGGCTTTGCAGGCGGCATGGCCGGCGCGGAGATACAGGATATTGCCGTATCAAAGCTGCCCGACTCCGTAAGACAGAAACTCGGTCTTAGTCAGGAGCAGCAGCTTGTCGATGAACAGCAGCACCCTTACGCCGCTCAATTAGGAGGGCTGTCTCCGTTTCTCTTAACGGCAAGACCTTATGCGGCCGGATTAAAGACAGACACGGCTCTTGCGCGCTTTATGGGCGATTGGAAGTCCAAAGGCGCTGGCGCTCTAATTATGGGTGGATGGGAGCTTGGGCAGGAAGCTCTCAACAATGAGATTGATTGGACTAAAGTAGGCATCGCGTCTGCTTTTGGCGCAATATTTAATCATCAAAATAAAGCCGGCCAGCGCCTAATGAGCGTTGGTGAAGCGCCGTTTGAGCCGCGCTTAAGCCAGATTAGAGGATTGCGGGCAGAAGCGGCGGAAGAAGCCGACCGGATTAGAAACGTCGATCCCGGTCTGTTTACTGAACGTCGAATGGACGCCGGCCTTTATTACAAGCGGGAAATAAGCTCAGACCTATTTGACCCTACACTTCGCGAGGTCAGCGTCGGCGGCGTCCTTGGCCCCGGCAATACCGAAAAAACCTTCCTTGGCTTGCAGGAGCGCAATCCCGTTGCGGACAGCGTTTCTCGTATGCTCATGGAAGATGAACAGGCGATGCTTTACGGCCCTCAGTTGCCGGATGAGTCGCAAATCGCGCTGACAGCTAGAAAGATTGACCCAGAGCTTTTTGATTACCGTGACGAGCTTCTGGCTATGGCTGATGAGGCGCGGTCGTCAATAGCCGACTATCGCAAACCCTCTATGGAAGAATATAATGGCCTTAGAGGACAGCGCGACGAGCTTGAAACAGAGCTTGCCGGGACAAAGAACAAAGACGAGCAGCGTCGCATCAGGACTCAAATTAGGCTGCTGACAGAAGATATAAATGGCGTCTGGTCGCGCATGTCTGACGGCGCGGCGCTGGATGAGCAACTAACGCGTCATCACAACGATTTAGCCTCTATAAACGCGGAACTGCGCCGTATCGGCCCGGAAGTGGCGGCGGCAAATAGGCGCGCAGCCGAGGGTCTTGGGCGCGGCGATTTCATCATGGAGATCACGCCGTTTGAGCCGGAGGTCGCGCTTGCCGGTCAATCCGGTGTTGCCCCAGACCTTTTTGTAGAGGCTCAAGGCGCGTCTGCCGGCCAGCCGGCGAAGCCGTCTATGACTGAGGCAATGGCTAAGTCGGCTGGCATTAACGTGCAAGCTGAAAAGGCGAAAATTGCTGACGATGTGCGCCGTCAGTATTTGGAAGCCGGCCGGCCGGATGAGGAAGCCACCGCCGCCGCCAACTTGATCGCCAGTCGATACGTTACGCGCGCGGCTACGTTCCAAGGCTCTCAAGGGACGCCTTTTGAAATGTATCTGGCTAAACACGCCAAGGTTACTGCGTGGGAGCCAAAAGCACCGCCGCCTACGCCAACTAAGCCTGCGCCGGTTGCGCCCGATAGTAACGCCACAGCAACTATACGGGCTGCGGAAGCCCGTTTGGCGGAAACCAAAACGGAACTGCCGGCAGAGGCAGGTCGCTTACCAGAAGTCTCTGGTGAAGTAACAGTCGCTCCAGAAGCCGCTGCACCAATACCGGTAGAAACGGTAGTAAGCGCGCCTCCGGCACCGGAACCTGTAGGTCCGAAAGTTGGCGACGCCATCACGATGAACGGCGTCAAATACAAGATAGCCGCCATAGACGATAAGTCTGTCCGGCTTTCTCCGACGCGCAAAAAGGACAACGCCGCCGCCATTAGCCTACCGCGCGCAGCGCTAGATCAGATGCTTGGCGATCACGTTGCGCCAACAGCGCAGGAAACCGGCGACAAGATCACCCTCAACGGCGAGACGCTTGATCCGAAGCTTGCCGAAATTGTTCGCAATAAGCTTGCTGAGCAAAGGGCCAAGCCGGCTGAAACCGCCCCCGGTCGCCTTCCTGACACGCCTGACATGGCGGCGATGCGCGAAAAAATGCGTCAAGAGGCGATGTCCGACGAGTATCCGGTTGAGCAGGACAACGCCGCCGAGGAATTTGCGCCAAACTCTATGGCGCACATAGAGCAAGCGGATATTGCTGCCGAGCAGGCCAAGCTTGAAAGCCTCTCAAACGACCAGTTACTTGAAGAGGTCTTAAAGGAAGAGCGCGAATTTGAAGGCCGCATGGCCGACACAAATAGGAAAGCTGGCGTATATCCTACAACCGCGCGGTATCACGCCGTTCAAAGAGAGCTTGGCAAGCGCGATCTTCTCCAAGACAGTCGCGAATATCATAAGTTCGTAAGTCAGCCGCGACTAGCCGTCGATAATACGCAAGCACCGCCGGCAGAAGAGCGGCCATTCAATTCGTGGGAAAATGACTCTCCCGATCCTCTGCTCGACTATTCTGTTTTGAGCGGCAGGCAATATGTGGTGCAGGAGCCGCAAACGCTCCTTGGCTTTGTCCGTATGCTTGGCGGCGTGCAGGATGTCGGCGGCACACTGAAGAGCCAAGACATCAATCGCGTTTTGCCGGGACTGATGAACAAGAAAGGTATGCCGGCGGACAAGGCGCGCGAAGCAGCCGTCGAGCAGGGCTATCTTCCTGAAGACTCCACGCCGGATGACCTGTTTAACGCCCTTATGTCAGGTGAGCCTGTCTATCGCGCCAAAGACGAAGCGCAGGCTCAGCAATATCAT